ATAATTGGATTAACTGGAAGCACGGGAGCCACAGGAGTTGTTGGAGCAACAGGAGAGGGAGCCACTGGAGCAACGGGCATCCAAGGTGATGTTGGTGCTACTGGAGCAACAGGAGTTACTGGAAATGCTGGAGCAACAGGATTGCAAGGAGTCCAAGGAATTCAAGGAATTCAAGGATTAACCGGATCGACTGGTGATACAGGTTTGCAAGGCTCAACAGGAGCTACAGGTTTATCTGGTGATGTTGGAGCTACAGGTTTAACGGGAGACACAGGCGCGACTGGTTTAAATGGTGAAATCGGCGCAACTGGACTAACTGGTGAGGTCGGTGCGACAGGAGCTACTGGAATTCAAGGAGCAAGCGGGGCAACAGGTGTTACTGGCTCGACAGGAGCTACAGGAGTTGGATCAACTGGCGCGACAGGCGTTGCAGGTAGTCAAGGAAGCACTGGTGCTACTGGCTTGCAAGGCAACGAAGGCTCCACAGGTGCTACAGGAGCTACAGGAACTGCTGGCGTTGAAGGCGCAACTGGGGCTACCGGAATTGTTGGTGTTGACGGTGCTACAGGTGCTACTGGTATAGGCGCAAGCGGTGCTACGGGAGCTACAGGCCCGCAAGGAGCAACAGGATTGACTGGTGCTGGTGGAGCTTCTGGATTTTACGGATCATATTTCAGCAATGTAGATCAAACTGCTGCCGCGACCAATACTGCATATGCAATGACAGTAAATAATGTCATCGGAGAAAATGGCATTTCTGTTGTTAGTGGATCGCAAATTACTTTTACAAGCACGGGGACATACGACATCCAATTCTCCGCTCAATTGCATAACAATGGTGGTGGAGGTTCTGGCAATACAGTCCAAATTTGGTTCCGTAAAAATGGAACTGATATTCCAGATTCTGCAACAAGAATTGCCGTCCCAACAAATACTCCGTATTCGGTAGCGGCATGGGATTTCATGGACAATTTTGCCGCTGGAGATAATTTCCAGATCATGTGGTCAACTGATAATACGAACATCAGCATTGATCACGGGGTAGCGGTTGCTCCAGCACCAAATATTCCATCTGTAATTATTTCAGTAATGCAAGTGATGTATAACCAACTTGGGCCTCAAGGTGCTACTGGCATCCAAGGTGCTACTGGCGTTGGAGCAACCGGAGCAACCGGAGCAACCGGAGCTACTGGTGCTACTGGCCCATTAACAAAATCCCTTGTTCGCTTTACAGCACCAAAAGACAACCAACCTCCTGCCACAAATTTTGCAACTCTGGATACCCGCAATAGTATTGCTGTATTGGATTTTGACGACACTACAGATGAGTCTGCAATTTTTGTTTCCGTATGCCCACAAGGTGCAAACCTCGCAAGTGGTCTTTCAATTACATTAATCTGGACAGCTTCAACTGCTACATCTGGAGCTTGTGTGTGGGATGCCTCGCTTGAGCGCATGACCACAGATATTGACACAGATAGCTTTGATACAGCAGCAAGCGTAACAGCAACAACAAATGCTACAAGTGGAGTGCCAAATTATTCTACAATTACTCTTACAACGATTGATTCTCTTACGGCAGGAGATGGTTTCAGACTAAAGATCAATCGTGATGCTAACAATGCAAACGACACCATGACAGGCGATGCCGAGTTGATTGCCGTCGAGGTTCAACAAGTTGCTTGATTATGGCTTGCGAATTTAACGGCACTACGCAGTATCTTTACACGACCTCAATCCCAACAAGCTCTTTCCCGCTGTCTATTTGTGCGTGGTTTTACCCCGACAGTTTGAATGGTGTTCATGCGTTAGTTAATCTTTCCAGCGGAAACTCAGGAGCAACACTTGCTTTAGATGCGCGAGGAGTAGACGCTGGCGATCCTGTTGCTGCGTCAGATTTTCGCGGAAACACATTTAACGCAGCCCGCACAACTGCTGGATATGTAACAGGACAATGGCAACACGGGGCCGCTGTATTTGCAGCAAATAATTTTAGGACAGTATATTTGGATGGAGGAAATTCAGCGACAAATACTGTAAACAACTCATCAACGGCAACATTCAACAGAATAGGCATTGGTATATATTTCAACGCGACAAACACTCCATCAGGTTATTTGGATGGCCGCCTCGCCGAAGTCGGTATCTGGAACGCCGCACTCACCGCCGTTGAAGTTGCCTCCCTTGCCAAAGGCATGACCTGCGACAAAATCCGCCCGCAGAATCTCGTCTTCTACGCACCCCTCGTCCGCAACCTCATCGATGCAAAAGGCGGATTGACCATTACCAACAACAACGGCGCAACTGTAGCAACCCACCCAAGAGTATATGCCTAATTATTTCAACAATACTACATTTGATCGTAAGGATATTGACCAAGAATTGATTGATCTTTGGGTATCTACAGACAACCCTAAACTTGGTGAATATACACTTACTCCACCACAACCCGAACCAGATGCAATTTGGGGGCCGGGATATTGGATTATTCCTTCTCCTCCAACATATACAGCAAATGCTTGGTTAGAGAAAGAAGGTTACGGGCCAACTCAATTAGTCACGCTACTTGACTTAACAGCACAACTTCAAGCGGCAGGAAAATCATCTGCTAAACTAAACGCAGTTAAAGCGTGGACAAACCAAATTCTTGCAGAGTATGTGAATAACGCAGAACCTAAAGCTGATTGGGGATATGCTCCATTTGGATTTAACGAGACTGTAACAGAAGCATATAATGAGCTTGCCATATAAACAGAAACTAATAAATTAAATTTATGGGGCTAACATTCAATCCATTTACAGGAAAATTCGATTATACTGGAAATTCTGGTTTTGGAGCTACAGGAGCTACAGGCCCGTCTGGCGGCCCCATAGGAGCTACAGGCGCAACTGGAGAACAAGGAGCCACAGGTCTTGGAGCTACAGGTGCAACAGGTAATGCTGGAGCTACTGGCGTTGAAGGTGCAAGTGGTGCGACTGGAGCAACAGGAACTCAAGGTATAATCGGAGCAACTGGCCCACAAGGAGTCCAAGGAATTCAAGGCCCAGAAGGATCAACTGGAGCCACAGGTCTTATTGGATCACAAGGCAGCACAGGGGCTACAGGTATACAGGGAGATGTGGGATCAACAGGAGCAACCGGATTGGTCGGGAATATTGGGGCTACAGGGGCAACAGGAATTGGAACTCAAGGGGCTACTGGCGCAACGGGTTCTGTCCCGTCAAATGTCGTTCAAAACAACCCAACTGACAACCCTGTAGTCAATTTTATTCGTGCTTTGACGCAAGCTGAATACGATGCTATTCCGGTTAAGGACGCAAATACAATTTATTTCATCAAGCAATAATGTCCACATACATAAAAGCCTACCTTGGGACAACTCCATTATTTACCGACACATCCGGCGCGGAACTCATAAAGAACGGCCTTGGCACCCTGAACCTTTCTGCCGCCAACACATACTCCGGCGGCACGACGATCAATAATGGCATAGTCACGACGAGCATAGCCACCGGACTTGGCACTGGCACCGTCGCTGTGAATGGGGGCGCGCTCACGATCAATTATGGTGCATTCGCTTTCACATTCACAAACAACCTCACCGGAAATGGCACGGTGAACCTCACTGCGGCGAATGCAGGAGTGACCACGGTTCCCGTTTTCAGGCCGGTAAGTATGTCTGGGTTCAACGGCACCGTTACCATGGATACGGGTTTCAATAATATCTTCTATCAAATCAATCCAAACTCCGGCTCTACTTTTGACGGCTCCTCGGCCAAGTGGGTCGTAAACAACCAAAATGCGAATAGCTTCGTTTATACCACCGCGAGTCTTGTCAAATACGGCGAATTGAGCGGCAACGGCAAGGTGAGTGCTGCAAATACTAACACCACCCTCGAAGTCGGAGCGCTGGGCACAAACTCCACCTTCAGTGGCATCCTATTAAATAACACTTTCGGAGGAACGCTGGCATTTACAAAAGTCGGCAACGGCACTCTGACCCTCACCGGCAACAACACCTACACGGGAGCGACCACCATCAATGCGGGAACGCTGGAGATCGGTGCGGCTGGTCTCCTCGGCGGGGGGACCTATGCCGGAGCCATCACCAATAACGGCACCTTCATCTTCGGGGCGAACGCCAACCAAACCCTCTCCGGCGTGATCAGCGGTAGCGGCGGGCTAACGAAACAAGGCTCTGGCACGCTGGTTCTTAATGGGGCAAATACTTTCACTGGGGCGACAGCTATTTCGGCAGGATTGATCCAAGTCGCCAAAGCAGTTGGCGGCATCACGGGAACGGCCACTTACTCGCCGACTTCTTTGACCGTTGATTTTGCAAATGTGACCCCTACGAGCGGCGCGGCCTACCGCTTCTTGCCCGGCTCGACTGCCACCACAGGGCTGACGATTAGCCTTACCAATGCGGGCGGGAAAACTGGCACCTACGATTACTCAAACTCAACTCTCACCATCGTATGATTATCAACCTATGAACTCTGACAGCGGATTATCAACTGGGACAGGATATATTGGCACGATCTACAGCGTGTTTGCAGTAATGATTTCTATGTTGCCTGAGTTAGATATTTGGTTCCGAATCTTGGCTTCTGCTAGTGCGATTATTGCGGCATGGGTTTCGATCTATGTCATGCTCGCAAAGCTGAACAGAGATAAAAGAAAATGAAACTATCGTTAACGATAATCGCGGCGATACTACTTTCCTCCTGCGTAAATATACCGATACCGCCGATTGGAAAAGATCAAGGCAAACTTGGTTCAGTCCAACTCAAATTGGCGGTATCGTATATTCCGCTAGTAAAACCACAGAACAAAACAGAAACAGAGAAAGAAGACCCGAATGTAAAATATGCATTTGAGCAATTCTCTAAAACCATAAAAGACAAATGAAAATCGTAAACATCGTATTGGAACGCTTGTCAGAGAACTCGACATGGCGCGGCATCATCCTAGTAGCTACTGCTCTTGGAGTTAAACTTGATCCAGAGTTGCAAAACCAAATCTTGGCCGCAGGGCTAGGGCTGGTCGGACTCATCAATGTCCTTCGTAAAGGCAAATGACTAGAGCCGAGATAGAGAGTATGCAAGCCCGTATTGGCGTTACGCCAGACGGGTGGTGGGGGCCGAAGAGTATGGCTGCTCTAAAGAAGCACCTTGCTGTTATGTCTCCCAATCCTCCTATCTCACCAAAGCCTAGCACAAAAGCCTGCACAGAGTTCTTCGGCGAGCCGGGGAAGGTATCAATTGTCCGAATCAAGCCTCCATACAAGATGTATCTGTATGACGGGCCAGAGACGATCAGCGGGATTCCCATCCACGCCAAGTGCGCCGAAAGCCTCATGGAAATCTTTGAGGACTTGCTAGACATTTATCCGACACCAGACTCAAGGAGTGCGGCAGGCATTGACAAGTTCTTCGGAAGCTATGTGAATCGACCACAGCGCGGAGGATCAGAGCCAAGCAAACACGCATGGGCAGCGGCAATAGACCTAGACGCTAATCACAATGGTCTACACACAGTCTGGCCTACAAGATCACGGATGCCTCTACAAGTAATTGAGGTCTTCGCGCAGCATGGATGGATCAACCTCGGCGCGGTGATTTTTCGGGACGCCATGCATTTTCAAAAAACCCAATAAAACATTTGACTTAACCCCTAACTATCGTTAACGATAAAACTATGAGTTGCGGAAATTCCAGAAGTTCTAAATGCAATCCATGCGGCCCAAGTGAGGCAGCAATGAACGAGATCGCCAACAAAGCTGCATACTACGCAAGAATTGCTCAATATGCTTCAGACGGATTCAGCCAAGTATATCTTGGCGCAAAGGATGTAGCACCAACTACTGACAATAATGGGAATCCATTAATTGTTGGAGCTTTGTATTTTAATTCCACAAATGACACAATGTATGTTTGGGATGGAACTGCTTGGGATGTTGCAACTAATTTTAACGAAAACACACCATTTTTATCTACTGGATCGACTACGGCAAGGACATTGGCTAATCGGTTTGCTGATGTGGTGAATGTGAAAGATTTTGGTGCGGTTGGCGATGGGGTAACTGATGATACTGTTGCAATCAAAAATGCTATAGCTTATGCTATATTAAACCCTCCGCTTACCGCCCCATTTGGTGAAGGTGGAACAGTCTTTTTACCAGCAGGTGTTTATGGGGTATCACAAGATATAGACATTCCAGAAGGCGTTATTGTTTGTGGTGAAGGCGTTCGTATATCAACAATTAAATGGATTGGAGGTTCAGCCCCAACCGAAGCAGTTATCACAAGTAATTTAGATAATAGATTTTCTTTTGTTCACGCTGCTGGTTTAACTAAGCTAACAGTCGATGCTAACAATCAACCCGTTGCAGTAAAAATACGAGGTTGGAATAACGGGTGTGAATTGAATTTTTTAGAGGCTCGTAGTTATACTGATCCCACAGATGGTGGATTGCAAATTTTATCTTCAGCACCCGGTTCTAATACCGCTACATCTGCAAATTTTAGCATTAGTGATATATGGCTTTTTGGAACAACTGGGGCAAAAAATATTCTTTTGGATGGATGTCAAAGACTAACATTTATTAACCTAAATATAGCAATAAGGACAGGTGAAACTGGGCCTATGGTTAGTGGATTAGAATTGCGTCAATTGTGTAGACAGAATGTATTTATAAATCCAAACATTGAAAATTGCAGTATAGCGGTTGATATTTCTACTACTGGTGCTGCAAATACAGTTACTGGAAATGCTTTTATAAATCTTTGCATGGATTTTGCAAGTTACGCTTTAACTCCTCCAGCTACAAATACAATAAATGGTGTAACTGGAACTTTTGGTTTTGTTGTGCGACAAAGTGATGCCACTAACGCGTGGGGTTATCTGCAAAACTATCGTGATGGTTACGGATACTCTTATCCATTTTATGATTTTGGCTTGAAAATTTTTAGATCAAACACGCCATTAAATGCAAATAACTCTACTTATTTTCATGGTCAAGATATTGGGACAACTACTACACCAAGAATAAATCGTATTATTATCGTAAACAATAATGCAGCAACAATTTCAGTAAATACTGGTAATGTTCTTTCAATAGGAAATACTATTTCTACATCTGTCACAAACTTTACTGATGGAATTCAAGGTCAAGTCATCCATTGTAGGTTTACAAACGGGAATACAACCATTGAAAGTAATTCAACAATTGTTCTTAATGATGGAAGCAATTGGAATCCAGTAGCAAATTCCACATTAACATTACTTTTTATTAGCAATAAATGGTTTGAAGTTGCAAGGTCTTATGGCGCATCAACCGGAACATATACAATTTCAAATGTTACAACTGATAGAACTTATGATGCAAACGCAACTACTGTAGATGAACTTGCAGATGTTCTTGGAACTTTGATTGCAGATTTAAACACAAGAGGAGTTATTTAATATGATAAATATTACTTGGAAGATTGAAGCATTGAAATCAATTGATAATATTGAAAATAATTTATATGTTGTTGTTGAAGCTTCTTGGCTATGTAAAGCTGAAGAACTAAATAAAAATTCTTATATTTCTGGAACAACCAAATTTCCACTACCATCAAATTCATTTATTGAGTTTAATCAGTTGAGTGAAGAGGATGTTCTTCGTTGGTGTTTTGAAGACGGGGTAAACAAAGAAGAAATTGAAAATCAAGTAAAAGAAAAGTTGAATCAAAGTCAAGAAGCAAAAACAATTGGACTTCCTTGGATATGACAACTGAACAAGCCAAAGAAATCCTTGCTAAAAACAAAGTAACGAAGGAAGAATACGAGCAAGCAAAAAAAGAAGGTCGGATTACAAAATACTAATATGAGCTACTGCACACCATGCCCACCATGCGACTCGGAATACCCGTTGTTGTGTGAACCACTTGAAACAACTGCCAATGGCAAACGCTTGGTAGTAGAAGACTCTGCTGCTTGTCAGAAGACAATTCAAAGTCCAGTTGCCCAACAAGTCTTGAAGACCGATGGTGCTGGTAATCTGACTTGGACAAACGGAGCAAGCGGAACTGTCTTGAGGAAAGATTCAACAGGACTGCTTGAGTTCGCTACGCTCAATAGTGTTCTGCAATCTGGCCCAGTTAACCTCGGCAGCCAACCATTGACTACTACTGGAGCAGTTAATGCGGCAAGCGTAACTGCTACTGGAGTAGTTTCGGCGGCAAGCGTAACTCTGGGCGCAAATCCAACTGCAAATCTTCAAGCGACAACCAAACAATATGTTGATGCTGCCGATGCGTTAAAAGTAAATAAAGCTGGAGACACGATGACTGGTGCGTTGATTGTGAATAGCACAATTGCATCAAATAGCACAATACTTGCTACTGGCAACTCATCCAAAATTGGATATGATACTGGTGCTGGTGGATCGGTTACTCAAGGTGCAGGAGCAAAGACAAACGCTGTTACTCTCAATCGTCCTACTGGAGTTATCGTTACCGATAACGCGGCCCTCGCGGGTGATACTGCCGTTACCTTCAACTTGAGCAATTCGGTTATCGAGGCTACGGACATTGTAGTTGTGAGTCACATATCTGGAGGAACGCTTGGTTCATACAACTTCGCGGTGGCTCCAGCGGCAGGCAATGCCAATATCGTAATCCGCAATATCACAACAGGAAGTTTGTCAGAAGCATTGACATTGCGCTTTATCGTAATCAAGAGTGTCAACGCATAATGCCAGCAGAAGGATCAGTATTCGATGGATTCACAAGTATCGTAGCGCAAGACGCCGATACTCACCCATCCTATCTTCCAGAGTTCTATGTAGCCGAGTCGGTCAACCGCACCTTTCGCGGGGGAATCAACCAGACTAGGCCAAGTATTCGGAATCTCCGAATAGTTGCTGGTAATTACCAACCAGAGACTATCGTTAACGATATTGAAACAGGAAACCTCCAAGGAGTCTATCCATATAGGAAGGTAAACCAAGCCGCGATAGGAGACGGGCTGATTATCTCTGTTGCTGGGAAGATTTACTTCCTTCACATCATTAACAATGTTGCCTACGCATACATCCTGCCGGGGCTGACAGATTGGAACGATGCCAGCTTGATGAACACATGGTTCGTCCAAGCGGAGGATCGGGTGTATATCCAGAATGGCTACCAATACGCCATTGCATGGGGAGGCGTGGTCGGGGCGGTTTCAGCCACACTAATCACAGCTAATACATACTGCGAGATCGTTACAGTAGGGACAACGGATTACACCTTAATCGGTGCGCCATCAAATACAGTTGGTATCAAGTTCACAGCAACTGGGACAGCAACTGGAAGCGGGACTGTATCTATGCCTGCTTATCGTCTATTCCCCGGCAAGGGTCAGATGCCGATTGGGACGATCATGGAGTATGCCTTCGGACGGGTATTCGTATCAGACAAATACAATCAAATCTACGCATCGGACATTATCTTTGGAGCAGGTTTCACGGATACTACCAATACCCAGAACTTCACAGAGATTACCTACTGGGCTGAAGGTGGAGCGTTCTCAACTCCAGCGATGATGGGTGAGATTACTGCGATGAAGGTCATGCCGTATATTGGCGGCAACCTTCGCGGCCAAGGTGAACTCGTAGTCCTCACATCTAATGGAGCTTTCTCAATGGATGTCAGTATTCCTAGAACATTGTGGAATACATCAAACATCCAGCGCATCTCCCTACTAGGCCGAGGATGCACAAGTTCCAATGTAGCACTAGTAAACTCTGAGCTATGGTTCCGCTCGCACGATGGTTGGGCGTTCTATTCTAATAGCCAATCTGAGTTCGGTAGATTCTTCTCATTGCGAAAGCTCTCCCGCGAAGTGAACAAGTGGGTTGATCTTGATACGAAATGGTTGAGGCAGTTTGCTTCGACTATGTATGTGAACAACTACTTAATCAGCACAGTTGCGCCACAGACAAAAAAGAACCAAGCCAAAGGGCTGCACAGATACAATAGGGGAATGGTTGTTCTCGACTTGGATCAAACCGCCAGTCCCTCGCCAGACGCTGACCTTACCTTCCGCTGGAACGGACTCTGGACTGGATTCCGCCCAATTCAATTACTGACTGCTATCATTGATGGGCAGAAGCGCGGCTTTGGATTCAGCTTTGATACTGATGAGCGTAATAGACTATACGAGATTACGAATGAAAGGTCAGAAGACTACGGGCCTCAAGGAACGAGTCAGATCAAGAGCTTCGTTACTACTGGACGATACGACTTCAACAAAAGCGGACTGACCAATAAGTTCATCAGAAAGAAGATTACTGGTGGAGAAATGTGGATGAGTAACATCCCCGGCGAGGTGAATAGCCAAGTGGAGTTTAGGTCTGATAGCAACCCATGTTGGTCTGAACTGAAGGTTCCTACTACCTACGGATGCAACCCATGTTCACCAACATTGATTGACGATTGCACACCAAGGCGCGGAGGGAATCAATACAAGCGATACAAGTTTACTACTCCAGACCCATCGGAGTGCAACGACATCGCAGGAATCCCAGCGGTGGAAGGTAGTGAATTCCAACTAAAAATCAACTTGACTGGTGTGGCTACAGTCGATAGGGTTCGGGTAATGGCAAACATCAAGAATAACGAAGACTCGCCGATTGGTGATTGCCCAGAAGACGACCAAGAGTGCGCCGAGATTTGTTGTCCCGAAAGATATTGGGACTACAGTATTTATGGATAATCAAGATTCAAATCCTCAAATTATTATTCCGAATGTCCCAGATGACTTCTGTCCATCTGGAGACTGGCGCAATATCTTCCAGACTTTTATCGACACAGTTCTGATTAATGGAACTGTCAACATTCCTGACTTGAGCGATCTCAGCCCAGAGGCTATCGCGCAACTTACGACTGATGTATCTAACCTCCAAACCGAAGTTAACGACATCCAAGCTGACATCGTTACTATTGAGGCTAACATTACTGCGCTTCTCGCTCGTCCGATCATTACGGTTCGGACTGGAGTGATTGATACCATTACTTCATCTATCAATGTCGCTTTCGCCGCGCTACCTAGCGCGACATACGGAGTATCTATCACTCCAATAGGAACAGCCACATCAGCAGCGGCTGGTAAATATATTTTGCAGACCGGGCAAACAACAACAGGCTTCACCATTCTGGTTAGCGACAATCCGGCAACCGTTACCCAGCTACAATGGACAGCTACACACACAAACTAAACTAATAATATGACACCTCTTAAAGGAACAGACCCTCGCCTCGTTAGCGGCGGCGCAAGCACCCGTGGAACCATCCGTGAAGGTATGGGGAATTTGCCCAATTTGGGCGCGAAGAAGCCTACTCCCTTCTCCAGCAAACCACTTCCAACTGTTGGCAAAATGGTCAATCAGTTCGGTGGCCCTCAATAATTATCGTTAACGATAATGGCTGATACCCTCGAAGAGATGGTAGAAGTCGTTAAGGGCTTCGTTGGTGATAGCGGTGTCTGTTCGTATGACAGAGCCGTTAAAGCTGTAAACCAAGCACGACGACTTTTATGGAATAAGAAGGCGTGGACTTCGCAAGAAGAATATGTCCAAATCTGCTGCGTGAACGATTGCTTCACGCTTCCATCTCGCTATGAGCAAATCAAACTAGCGTGGATTGGAAATCGGCCAGCATCTTTGGCTGACGAATGGTTCAATGCAACCGATTCTTATGCGCTCCACGCAGACCAATCATGCCATAGGGGAATCGTTGAGGTAGGAGGACTCCATGTCCTCTTCCGAGACTATACTACCCATCCATACCAAATCGGCGTGATGGCAGAGGAGACTGAAGACATCGGCGTCGAGTTGATGTTTGAGGCTCAAGACCAGTATGACACCTACCATAAGGTTAAGGTCACTACTGACAATCCTCCAACGCTGGCTAAATCCGATCTCCTTGTAAAAGGAATTCGCGGAGTAACAAAGCCGATTACTAAAGGCAGGATTCGGGTATATGCCTACGACACGGCATTGGAAGCAAAGACTCTGATTGCTATCTACCAGCCTAACGATGCCAACCCGACATTCCGTAGGTTCAAGGCTCCAAGAACCTGTGAGTGCATTACGCTTTACGCATCCAAGAAATACTTTGATCTAACCGATCCAAAGGAACTGGTAGAGTTTAATGCTGACGCTATGATCTATGCGGTTCTTGCATTGAACTCGCGTGAGAATCGTAAGGCGCAGGAGTTCATGGCAAATCTTTCAATGGCCGTGCAAGAGCAGGAGAAAGAGATGGAAGGATACGAAATCCCAACTGCTGCACCACTTCGTATTGCAAACTTCCAGCGACCCGAAAATTTAATTGGGAATTATCTTGGCTCACCGAGTGCGGATGACTATTTCTTTCAACCTAGTTGGCCATGACACTAACGATCCAAGAGAAGATTGATGCACAAAGCGTCCAAGGTTACAAAGACCCAGAGGACTTCTTGAATCAATGCGAAGTGGCGATGCTGGACTTCCCGCAACGGGAATGTCCATTGATCCACAGGTTCACGCCGGGGATGTATATCAGAGAAATCTTGATGCCGAAAGATACTCTTCTAACTACATTGATGCACCTAACTACTCACCCGTTCTTTGTAATGAAGGGTGATGTCTCTGTTTGGTATCACGATGTTCCTGTCCAAAGATACCAAGCTCCATATACTGGGATCACGGAAGCAGGAACGCGCAGGATGCTTTTCGCGCATGAGGATACTATTTGGGCTACTTGTCATGTGACTGATCTGACTGATCCAGATGAAATAGTTGAATCTGTAACTTGCAGAGATTACAATCCATTGATTGACATTGACAATCCACGGATACAAACTTGGAGACACAATAAAAAGATTTTGAAGGAGATTGAACTATGAGTATGGCTGCTGTTGCTATTGGAACTACAGTTGTTGCAGTTGGCGGGGCTGCGGTTTCTGCTGGAATGCAGGCATCTGCTGCCGACAAAGCTGCTAAAGCTCAAGGGGCTGCTGGAAAGAAAGCAGCGCAAGCTGAACGAGCGGCATTTGCAGCAAGAGAGAAAGCCATTAAGAAATTAGGTAAAGGCCAGAAGCTATTAGAGCAAGACCTAGCGGCAATCAATGCTCCACAATATGACTATGCCGCAATGGAGCGTGATGCGTTAAAGGAATCTCAATTTAGGAGAGCGCAAGCATTTGGGGGTGAGGCTCAATATGAAGCCCTCAGAAATCAAGCAATGGCAAATATCAGCCAAGGTTTAGCTGGACAAATAACAGATGCTGAACTTGGAGCCGTAAGACGCGAGCAAGCGTTTCTCCAAGGAGCAGGATTTAATCCAGCGATGGCTGGCCGTGGAGCTATCCAACAACGCGGCCAGTATGATTACCTTAGAGCTATAGGTCGAACGGCAGGAGAAGCGATTAATCAGGCTGGGAATTTTTTGGGGCAATGGACTAACATTGCAAGTTCATATATTGCAGACCCAACAAAATACGGCGCACTACAATATCAATACGGAATGGGTGCAGCGAATGTAGGACTGCAAAAGATTGATACCCGTAGGCAGATGCTTTCTGATCTTTACACCGCACAAATCGGAGGCTCTGAGGCTCAGCAACAAATGGGTCAAAGGCAATACGCTAGACAGCAGGAATTAAACGCCGCAAATTTTGCGCGAGACACAACTTACGCGAAAGGAGTTGGCGATATAGCTAAAGCTGCCTCTAGTGCCGCGATGAGTGGTGCTGGAGCATACGGCCAATACGCTACTGCTAAAGGTGCTGGAGGAGGGTTTCCCGGTGGATTTGATTATACAAAAGCATATGGTTCTGCAACCTATGGGGGAGCGTCACCCGGTTTTGGAAACTTTGATTATGGATCGGGAACTGGAGCTTAAAACTTTATGAGCATCGCTGAAATGATAATGGAGGGTGGCAAGCAGCAGTCGCAAAGCTGGTCTGTCTTGTCAGAGAATCTTGGTCGCCTCGGTCAGCAGGTTGGTCAGCAACTAGCCATGCGCGAGTATCAGAAGCAAGCTGCCGCAGAACTACCAGTCATTCAACAACAGATGCAGGCTGCTTTGAGTGATGCAGGATCAGGTGATCCATCGGCGGCATATTCCAAACTATTGCCATTAATAAGCAATCCATCCTATACACAAAACCCATACATTCTTCCAGCTTTGGATGCTGGAATGAAGTTAACACAAAGCACAGCAGAAGATGCTAGATTGAGGTATTCATATGGATTAAGGCAAGGCACAGCTGGTGGATTGCCAGCAGTAGATGCAAGCGCATATGGGTTCGGTGGAACTGGAGATGTTCTCGCAGAGGGTGGGCAGCCAGAAGGAATGCCAGAAGGGGAACTGCTCCCAGAACAACAACCGCTTCAAGGAACTCCAGAACAAATGGCGCAACAAGCGGCGGCGCAAAAAGAGATGCTAGACCAACAGGCCGAAGCAAATCTTCCTCAACAAGAAGCGCAACCACAGGCAACTCCAGCACAGCTTGCTGGTCAAAAGAATTTTCAAGATGTAACTAGCCTTCCTGTAAATGAACAAAGGAATGCTGCAATGTCGTATGGAGTTGCTGAAGTAAATCCAAAACAATACGAAGTAGTAAAAATTGCTGGACTCGAAAAATACCTGCCAGAATTTGAGGGTTTTGCTGTTCCAAAAGAATCATGGAAAGAAACTGGAGCATCGCTTTCTGGAACTGGACTTCTTAGTCGCCAATCAAAATTGACTGCTCCAGAAGCGCGAGAAAATTTTACAAAGAGAAGCTCAAATCCAGAAGAAGCAGGAACGAAACAAAATGTTGAATCTGCAATTGAAACAATGAAGGACAAAACAATGACTTCATTGTTCAATGATTACGGACAAGATATTTACGCTTTAAGGTCGGCTACTGACTCAAAAGCTGATCCTAGAAATCAAAATCCTATCTTCACAGTTACAACAAAAGATGGGAAAGATAAAAAGATTACTAAGGGTCAATACCTAGCAATCCAAACTATTGCTGGAATTGTTCCAGCTACCTCAGAAGATGCTGGCGGAACTCCAGCGATATTTAGACCTAAGAAAAAAACACAAGATCAATTAATTGATCAAGCCTTTATGGAGCTTGGCCCTAATGCTACTGATGAGCAAATTGCTCAGAGAGTAAAACAACTTTCTAATTAAAAGAAATAATAAGCATGGCAGATGAACTACTCGCGGCTATTGGTGCTTATAGGAAAAAATCACAAGCATCCGAAGATGAATCCTTATTTAGTTCAATAAGAAAATATAGAATGAAGGACATAGAGCCTTCAGTCCGTAGTGACCAAGAAAAGATTGAACAACTCCGTCAAGTCCCCCAAGCTATTAATAGAGGCGAAGGTCTTCCTGTGGGTGGAGAGCCGATGGTCGGCGGCCCAGATATTCTGGCATTGGAGCCGGGGCAAACAAAGACCTTCATGGAAGATAAAGAAGGCAAGCCAGTCGAGGTAAGAAGGGCAGAGGCTATTGGAGTTACTGGTAAAGTTATTCCAGAGCCTATCAGTCCAGATGGGATGTCACTTGATTCCCGTGGTTCACTAATCAAAGAAAAGGCTAAAGAACTTCAAGCTACATCTAGTCTTCCATTCTCCGAATACATGAGCAAGTCAAGTGCTGTTCGTGATGAGCTTAAGAAATTACAGGAAGCACAACAGAAGCACGAAGCAAACCAAATGAACTTCTTGAGTAATTTGGTTACTCAAAAGGGTGGCGTCGAGGTTGAAATGGAAGCTGGACTAGGGGAAGAAAGGGTTACTGGGCCAGAAGGAAAGATCACCAAGGTTCCAATTAAGACTAGGCAAGAAGCCGCATTCAAAGCTGTCGCTGATTTCCGCCAGCAGATCGATGACATTATCGTTAACGATAACTTCCTTGAGTATGCCGCGACAAAGGGAATTACTACACCTGGATTCTTGCAGGCTAAACTTGGCCGTATCGGGATCGGGTCTGAAGCATACAATCAAGAGCTAGAAAAGCTAAAGCAGAACCAAGATGTCAGGAAGCTCGCTGAAGAGTGGGCGATGACAACTCCCGGCTTTTCTGAAAATGTTAGCGACATCTTTGGTCGAGCATGGGACGGATACGCTGGAGCTATTGGGTCAGGGACTGTCGGCCCAATTGGTTTAGCGTTGCAAGAAATAGGCTTTGAGAACGCAGGGCAATCATTAGTATCGGCTGCTGACTTTGCTGACCAAATGAGGCAGAGGGGTCAAGACCCACGCAAGGTTGGAGAACTTGCCCAATTCGGTAGAGATGTATCCAGCGGACTTGGATTTACTGCTTCTGCTATAGCAACTGGTCTTTTGGGGAATACAGCAAGGGCATCGCTAGGGTTAAACGCCCCAAGAACAATCGACCTTTTCCAGAAAGCAAATACACTATCATTCAGCGGACTGAACTCTGCGTGGGGTGGATATAGTGAAGCTAGGGCTAACGGAGCTACTGACGAGCAGGCTAAACAGGCCGCTCTTTTTACAGGACTGACTCAAGCCCCATTGGAATTGGTATCTCCACTTCAGAAGTGGATAGGGCGATTTGATCCTGCACAGCAATCACGAATCTACAAAGGGCTTAATAAAGCAGCACAAGCTGTTATTGAAGGAACTGAAGAAGCATTGTTCAATGAGATGCCACAGCAAATTGCCGGCAACCTCGTTAAGAAGTATGTCTATGAGCCTAACCAAGACATCTTTGAAGGAACAGTCTACGCTGGTGGGGTAGGCGGGGCTGCTGGTGTCATGGCTTCTATCTTCACCCAGATGCTGGGAGTCAAGAAGACTAACCAGAAACAGAAGCAAGGTGATGAACTTGGTTCTGAATTGGATGACATTGACTCCGAGGCAGACAAAGCCATGCAAGAACTGGCTCCTGATCCAGAGTCTGCGTTAGCCGCCCAGATGATGGAGAAGTCCACGGAGATCGATAACCTTAAAGAGGAGATCGATAACGACGAGATGGGCCTACAGGCGTTTGAGACTGGCACACCAGAGCGTCAGCAGGCTGACATGGCATTGAAGGCCAAGAAGGACAACCTCACGCAATTGGAAGGGCAGTTCGCTAAACTTTCTGCTGCTCCCGCTCCTGCAACAGAAGCCGCGCCTACAGAGGCCGCGCCAGAAACTAAAGAACAGATCAATACTCGCATCGAAGAACTCAACAAAGAGTTCGATGCATTGGATGAGAACGATACCGCTGGGCAGGACAGGGTGAATAAAGCTATCTTCGCGGAGCAGAACAAGCTGGCTGAGATGACTGCTATTGAGCAAGGCGTCGAGCCTCAAGCTACCACTCCTACTAGGGAGATGGGACTTCCTCCATCTGGTCGGAGAACTCCATTCGGAACCTTCTATCCAGACCGCCCAGTCTTGCAGGCATTCGTTAAAGCTACTGATAAAGCTATCAAGGGCATCCGAGTCGCAGGGAAACGGGCGCAGAAGCTCAAGAATGCTATCCGCACAAACATCGCTAGGAACGCAGGCTTCCTTGCTGGGATTAACGCTGAAGTTATTTCCTCTGAAGATTACGGAAATCTGACTGGCAAAAAACAAGTTGTCGCTGATTCGGGAACCTACCGAGCAGCATTCTTTAATGGTAAGAAGTATCTTGTCCTTCCAGATGTAAACCAACTTACCGCTACTACGATCAAGGGAGAGCAACGGGCCGCTAGCAAAGATGCCGCACTAGACCAAGAGTCCCGTGCTGCCGATAAGAAGCTGGAAGAGGAGATGATTCACCTCTCCATGTATCAGGCATTGCAGGATGAGTATGCCGCTCTTAAAAAGCCCAAGCAGACCGAGCAACAATACATCGTTAGCCGAATCGGTCAGATTGCCCAAGAAGTAAAGAGGACGAATCCTAACGCTGTGCCGGGGGTATCTGAAGCCTACCTTAATCAGAAAGGAACATTGGATGATGTTGGATTCTCGATGGAGTTTATGCGAATGGTCATCCAGAGAGTTCGCACAGGCCAGATTACTGAAGACTTGAATGCAATCAGGACGGCAGAACGCGAAGCCTTCTCGGACGCTGACAAGGGAGCTATTGCTTCACTAAAGAACTCGATCCTCAATGCACTCAAGTTTGTCCGCAACTCACTCGCCCGTTACCTTGGCAAGGGAACATCGACCAAGGAAGTTAAGCGGATGGAGGATTCCATCAACGCTATCCTCGATGAGTATGGTATCGTAAAGGGAGAAGCTAACTACGAGTTTAAAGATTACGCTGCTGCCCAGCCTAAAGGTGAAGTATCGTTAACGATAACTCCAACCGAGGAAGCTGCGCCAGCAGAACAAGCCGCACCAGCGGAAGGTGAGATTGTAGCCAAGGCTGCTCCATATGTCCAAGACATCGAAGTCTTCGATAGGAATGGTGAAAATAAAAGTGAAAGGCAGATCGTAGTCGAAGCCAACTCACCAGAGGAAGCGGCCCAGCTTGTTAGAAACACACCTGAGTATCAGAACCTTTCCCAGAAGAGCAGGGCGAAGAAGCTCAAGTTCTTTACTGTAGGATCACCTAGACTTAAAAGAGAGCCGGGGGAATCTGGGATTTCCGCCCGTGCAGGTGTAACGCCACAGATGGACACCGAATACCTTGCAGCGGTAGAGCGCGGGGATATGGAGACTGCCCAGAGGATGGTCGATGAGGCGGCGAAGGCGGCTGGGTATAATGTTGGGCCTGTTTGGCATGGAACTAAAAAATGGCCATTCAATTCATTTAAGCTACCTGAAATTGACGATGGAAGTGTTGATTCATTGGCTTATAGACTTACTCTTGAAGATAGGATAAATGATATTCTAAGTGGTGCAAAAATTATACCAGCTGATACAGGCCCGCTTGGATTATGGTTTACTGCAAGAAGGGAAATTGCTAAAGGCTTTGCAGGAACTATTGATAAATCTGTGGCAGATGCGTTCCGTGCAGCGGGATTACCATACGGGGAATCAAATGTTGTTTCGGCGTTCTTAAAATTAAAAAACCTAAAAGTTTATCCTACCTTTCAAGAATTACTTGATGATTTAGAAATATTCAAGAACCCATTATTGTTGCGAAAGCAATTAGCCGAAAGAGGATATGATGGTATTCTGATTTCAGAATCTATCACAGATGCAGATTATGTTGGAGGAGATTTAACCCCGCGAGAAGATTTTGTGGCATTCAATCCAACACAAATCAAATCCGCAGACCCAGTAACCTACGATGACGCAGGAGATGTAATCCCTCTCTCACAGAGATTTGATGTTACTACTCCCCTGATAGCTAGAGCCGCTCCTACTCCAAGAGTAGTATCAGAGCAGAGAAGGATAACCAACGATATGCTTGAGGAGTTAAACGACATGATCGCTACACTCCAACCAAAGCGTAGCAGAGCAGGCAAAGAATATGTCTCTAGGACTACACAGAAAGGTAAGACCTATCCATCTTCATTGGTTAGCCCATACTCACGGGCCGCGAATCTTTACACCAGCAACACATACGAAGAGGCAACGAAGGCACTCAACAAACTCTTCACAAAGAATCCAGATGCGGATTTCTATTCGGTGGTAACTGATGTTGCTAACCAATCTGATCGTTACGGATTGAGTGAATCTGAAAAGGGAAGCATCATTCCTTTGCTCTACAGATTGCTCCCTGCTTACAGAGAAGAGATCATGGAGTCAAAGGCCGCGATCAAAGATCGTGAGTCGATTGCTTTGAAGTCTTTGGACTTGGAATCTAACTTGGCAAAGCTGATCGTGGATCAACAGCAAGCTAGTGCTAGGACATTGAACGCCGCTAAAGCCGTAAGGCAGATCGGTAGCGCAGGAACTGCTGTAGCCGCATACAAATCTAAGATCATCGATGGTCTTGCTGATCTCTATACGATCATCCGTGGTGATTTTACTCAGCTTGCTGAGGTAGTCCGTGGAGATCGACGGAAGGCAGTAGACAATGTATTCACATTGAAAGAAGTCCTGTCTCGCATCTCTCAACTCAAGACAAAGGCAGAGAAGAATCCACAAGCGGCAGTCAATGCTATCAGGAAAGCCGTAGCAAAGAAGAAGACTCGTAAGGCTAGGGAGATCGTCTTGGAGTTCTGTGCCTCGATGTTTGATACCAAGGGCGACAAGTATGCCAACATGGTAGTGGATGAGACTGCTAAAGCTATCATGTCGATTGGCGCGGATCGCAAAGACTTCTCGCCTGACAATGTTTACAAATACATCTACCAAGCCTTCGGCGCGGTAGCCAAGCAGACCGCTAAAGAGGCAGCTGCCAAAGAAGGAGAACCTAAAGTTAAAGAAGCCAAGAAGCGTGAAGGAAAATACTTGGCCCAAGTGAAGTCAGTTATCGGTAACGATAAAGCCTACAAGCAATTCATTGCGGAGCTAAAGACCAAGATCGGTAGCCTGTATCAAGACAAGGCTCAATTTGAGAACGACTACAAGGAACTATTCTCCATGCTTGGTGACAGGCAATGGAGTGAGGCCATGCGGAATCAAGCGATCAAAGACTCTGCTGACTTCCTTGACTATAAGTTTAATGATCTGATCACCTACATCGGAGAGAACAGGTCAGCGGCCCAGTCTGCCGTTAAGGCACACATCCGCGCAGAACTCTCCAACATCGGAGCAACCAACGAGCAGATTGATAAGTTCGTTGATGATGTCCAGACCTACCTAGATAACGAGACAGCCAAGAAAGTGAAGAAGAGTCTTGGGTTTGAGATCAGCAAAGAGACTGGCAGGATCATCGGCGGAACGATTGAGAAGGAAGCGATGAAGAAGGTCGCTACTGCCGAAGATAGGTTCCAGCTGGCAAAGACTCTAAAGGGTCTTACGAAACTAGCCGCTACAGATCAGCGCGCATTCCTTGATAAGCTCAACGAACTGATCATTACTGAACTTGGCTTCGATGATGCTACCTCACAGGAACTCTCAAAGTATATCGAAGAGCAGATGGCGAAAGCTATCCAAGCCCAGAAGAGTGATAACTTACAGCAGGCAATCAAGAGGGCGCAGGAAACTCTAGCCAACAACAAGATCAAGGCGAAAGCCAACCAGAGGACAGTCATCCAGAGGCTGATCGAGATGGCAAACATGGGTCAGTTGGATGAGTTCGGAGTCTACGAAGCCTTCCGACAGACTCATGACTTTGGTAAGGGATACCTTGAATGGAATCCAGAGTTAGCCAACCAACTCCGTGAGTGGGGAGATCGAATCTCTGCACTACCAGAGGGTGTGACTCGCTCTATCGAAGAGCAGAAACTTGGAAGGTTCATGTTGGAAAACCAAGTATTCTCAGCCAGAGATTACTTCTCTAGCTATTGGTATTTTGCTTTGCTTTCACAAGCTGGAACTCAAGTTGTTAACTTCCTTGGAAGCACATTCAACTTGCTTGGAAACATGGCAGTCTGGTCTGTGTATACCAAAGGTAAATCGACTGGGCCAATGCTTCGTGCGCTTTACAATGCTACTATCAGAAAAGAAGCCCCATCTAGGAATGCGTTTGCATACACAATGCAGACAGGTCTGAATCCATCAGGCATCCAAGATGAGAAGATGATGAAGTATCCAAAGACGAATCTTATTGAGGGTGCTAATCCAAATAATACTCCGAAGTGGGTTTACAATATTATTACTTTTGGTGATGGGAAGATTGATTCTTCTCCAGCATGGTTAAACGCTATACTCGCTACGATCAGTCCAAGGGGATTGATGAGGACGATGAGGGCTACGGATTCATTCATGCGGGAAGTCGCATACGAAGTAAGGGCGGCATCCTTTGGTGCGGCTCCATTCCAACAGGATCAATACAACCAAGCCAAGGAGCAAGCGATCAGGGAACTCGCTAGTTCCAAGAGCAAAGGCAAAGAGAAGAATCGTGAGATCATCATCCGAGCTAACGAAATCTATTCACAGCAGAGACTGGATGAAGATAATCGATTGAAGGCAGAGCAAGATGCCTTAGAGACTATCTATTCACAGACTCCAGTAGGGGTGGTTGGATCGATTGCATCCCTAGCTAACAAGCTATTGCAAGTCAGCCCGATTACTCAGTTGTTCATTCCATTCTCCAATGTCGTTGCGAATGTGTTGAACGAGAATCTTAACTACCTTCCGACTGTAGGTATTGCTCGTCTTGCGGCGAATGTGAAACTTTCTCCTCTACTTAGAGGAAAGATTGAATTGAAACCATCCGCTCTCAAGAGTCCATTTATCATGGGCCGTGAAGAAAAGGCTGCTGATATTGCTATCAAGTCAGCTATTGGATTCGCAGCTATGGCAGTTCCTGTAATCATTGCCGCGCTTACTGGCGGTGATGATGAGGATCAGAAAGAGCGTCCTCCCGTCCAGTTCTACGCAACTGGCCCAGCCGACCCAGAGCAGAATAAAATCTGGAAAGAGAATGGTGGAGTTCCTTACTCAATCCGTGTTGGAGATAAGTATGTATCCTACCTTTACACTCCTCTCGTCATTCCTCTCGCTACTGGATCGATGCTTGCAGAGTTCTACGATAGGTTTGAGAAGAAGAAAGAGAAGACTCCTCTCGATGCAGTCGAGGTTGCTATTACTGTAGCAGTAGCTCCATTTGCTATTGGGTTTGTAGCTGCACTAGACCAATCATTCTTGACTGGTGTTGCTGATCTGATCGAACTCAAGGAAGCTCAAGACATCCCAGCGGCTGGTAAGAACATCGCAACTAACATCATTTCTCGTCTCGCAGTTCCCGGCGTCATGCGCGATATGCAGAAGATGCTAACGGATGAGAAGCTGGAAGGTGATGTCTATGTGACAAACCTATTAAAAGAATTCCCCGGAAGTTCTGCATTCCTAGATAAGAAGCTAGGATACTTTGGTGACCCTGCTCGATACAATTCAATCATTGAAGAGAACGGGCCGGGGCGCAGAGCATTGTCATTGGTCGCCCGTATTGCTTCATCTGAGACTCCTGACCCAGCATTTGAGATCATGTATCGCAACGCTCTTACTCCTCCAAAGTGGCAGGGAAGTTTGAAGTGGAGCAATGATATTAAAATGAGCAAGGCCGAGCAGAGAGAGTTCGTTGGCATCGCAGGCCCGTTGATGAAAGAGTGGATCATCGACAACGAAGAAACTCTCAATGATCTTCCTAATGATGAAGCTCAAGAATTCCTGTCAAATAATATTGGTCAGATCAGAAGGTCTGTGAAAGCGGATCTGGAATTTGAAAAAGGAATTGAAGTTGACTTGGAGTAATGTCTGAGTATCCTTGTTGAACCGACTCTGGTTGTCGGTGTTTTCATGTGTTCGTTTCGTGAGAGGGGGGCTGAGTAATCGGCCCCTCTTTTTCTTTTATCGTTAACGATAGAAATAAAACTATTGACAGAAACAACAGAAGTGTTATCTTGGTATTCCTATGAGCGAACCAAAAAAACCCGCAGTCAAAACAAACAACATCCAAGACGACATCTTCCTTCGCCTTGTAGAGGCTACAGCAAATGCTGGAACCTTTGCATTGGGGGAACTGAAGTCTGGTGATGAAGTTCAGAAGATCGCCAAGCACCTCCGTGGAGTTGCCGAGATCATCTCTGCTACATACGAAGCCAAATGAAGATCACAAACAATCACGGGCTACCAGCCCCAATGTTTCGTGCGTTGAGCCATGATGGATACACACCGGGGGCGAAGCCATTCGACATCTCGGTGACTAGCTTGATCGGCCCACCTAAAATCTTCCAGCTTCGCAAGCGGCATGGGGAAGAGATCACAGAGGACGCATCCGACAGGGTCTGGACTCTACTTGGTCAGTCAGTCCACAAAGTCCTTGAACTAGCAGGCGGCGAGACAGAGCAGACAGAACGCCGACTCTACATGGGCATCAATGACTGGACTATCTCTGGTCAGACTGATCTCTACGAGACTGAGAGTCAGACCATCTCCGACTTCAAGGTGACATCTGTCTTCTCATTCATGCTTGGAACCAAGTCTGAGTGGGAAGCGCAGATCAACTTGAATGCCATGCTCTGGAGAGGCTATGGGTATGAAGTCAAGAAAGGTCAGATCGTTGCCATCCTTCGTGACTGGCAGTCGAGCAAGGCTGAGTTTGACAAAGATTACCCTCAATGTGCAGTCCACATCGTTGACATCCCATTGTGGAGTGAAGCAGAGTGCATCGCTTACGCTACTGAGCGAGTCGCCTTGCATCAAGCCGCAGGCAAGAAGCTCGACGATGACATTACAGAATGCTCACCCGAAGAGCGGTGGGCTAAAGCAGATACCTTTGCCATCAAGAAAGATGGTGGAAAGCGAGCAGTAAAAGTTTGTTCCACGATGGAGGAAGCACAGAATCTTCTTCCATCCTACGGAGCAAAGCATAGCATAGAAACCCGTGCGGGTGGTGACATACGATGCGAGCGGTTCTGCTCTGTCGCACCATTCTGCCACTACTACAAAACCAAATACCAAACACATGAGTAAGCAACTAGACGGAATCGAACAGAAAGACATCATCAAGCGCGTTACTGGTAAAGTAACGAAGCTATGGGAAGCCAAGACCTTCAACGGGCCTAAAGGCGAATTCACTAAGCAAGGTGGGGAGATCGAGATCGACGGCACAACCTACGGCCTGTCGTTCTGGAATAACACTCAGCCAGAATCCTTGAAGGGCCGAGTGATTGCCCTCTCATCAGTCCGCAGTAAGCATGGGCTGAATGGCGTTACTCTCGACCATGAATCTTACGATGGCAAGAATGGTCATGTTGACCGCGATGTCATCAAGGTGACTGGGTCTGGCAAGGTAGAGATCGAAGGACAAAGCGAGGAACCTCCCCGTGTGACACGCGAGACACGCCCGACTGAGTTTGGCGATCCCAAGAGTGCCATTGATAAGATTGTTGAGATGCATCTCTACATCGATGGGTTAGTCCGCCATGCCTACGCTGGCAGGGCTACAGATGAAGAGACTCTTCGCTCTTATGTGGCGTCAGTCTTCATTGAATCCAACAGGAAGGGTATCGTCTACTCTGTAGCGTCCGAGCCTGCCGCTCCTGTCTGTGATCCTAAAGACTGGGGCGCGGCAATCGTTCCATCTGGTTCGATGAAGGGTAAAACCTTGGGATCAGTCGGCAAGCCTGCCTTGACTAAGTTGTTTCAACACTACCTAGAGAAGGGGTTTGAATGCCCATTCTCCAAGTGTGTCGAGCAAGCTGGAATCGACCTTAATTTAGACGGCCCACTTGAAGAAGTGCAGGATGACATCCCGTGGTAAATGAAGTCATAGAGCGCGTCTTAGAACGCATGAGGATCGAGGGTATTCTGATAAAGGATATGCCTCGCATCCTCAACCGCTACCTTCCCGATGGAGAAAAGATTTCAGAGGGAAGAAGCGGAGCCGTGCAAGTGAGTCGCTGGCTTGCATTGGAAAAAGATTACAGCGTTCAACCAAGAGGAAATGTCCTCATAGCATTAATGAAATTCACAATAAACACATGAAACAAAAACTAGAACTATTCAGCCCTCTCAACGAGGGACAACTCGTCAACGAAGCCAACTATCTCAAGCAGATGTTAACCTTTGCTCAACAAGAGTGGAAGGGGATCACTATGACAGATGCCTTGATCAAGAAAGTTTGGGACAAAGTAAAGAAGAACCAATACTTGGAAGACAATGTGGCCGACGAGGTCGCGGAACTCTACGAGAAGCTGGCCTTCGACTACGAGACTGCCGTTGACCTTGTTGAATCCAAGAACACCGAGACTATCGTTAACGATAATGTTGAGGTATTTGATACAGAGAATGAAGTTGATCCAGAGAATGAAAGCCTTGAGCTAGTCAACTCTGTGACTGAGGGTCTTGATCTCTCATCCTTCACGCAGAAGTTCGACCTTGGCGGCATGACACGCTGCGTCCCTAAAGGTAATGTAGAAGCTAAAGACTGGGTCAAAGCATTTGCTTTCGGTCTTACTCTGGAAAGCGGAAGCCAATGGATCATCGGTGATGCAGTTGTTGCACTTGAAGATGCCGGCCATGAGAATGTAGTTAATCAATTGTGCGCCCAGTTCAAGAAGAGCTACAGCACAGTCAGCAACTACGCTCGCACCTGCCGAGTCTTGGGCCACGAATCCCGTGACCCTATGCTTCCATTCACAGTCCACCTTGAAGTAGCTACAGCCGACCTGTCCAAGGACAAGATGCAGAAGCTACTTGAATGCGCGAAGGCAGAGAAACTATCTAGCCAAGAGGTTCGCGGCAAAGTCCGTGAAGCTCAAGGCAAGGATGACAAGATGAAACCACTACCACACCGCTATCTCATTCTGAATGTGGAGAACTGGTCTAACTCTGAAGTTGTATCTCAAGTTCCAGATGAAGTTGAGGAACACCAATTACTCATCGACTTGCAAGGCAAAACTTGGTTTGATCCAGCGGAGAATGAGTGGATGCAGTTTTTGAGAGGAGAATAATTATGGAAAACAACCCAGCAAATGAACTGAACGAGAGTCTTAAAACGATCTTCTCGTTCCCAACAACGAATGATGAAAAGAAGGATGAAGCAATTCACGCCTTCGCCAGCACGGCAAACCTCCTCGCTCAGATGGTAGTGAGGACAGGGGCGCGATACCAAGAAGGATCGGAAGCGATCAAGTATCTTGGCCTAGCGTTCATGCACTACCGAGTTGGTATGGAACGCCGACCACCCGACGAAAAGAAGGAGGAATAAGAAAAGAAAAAGGGGCAGACCGCAGGAATTAACCTGTGAATCTGCCCCGTTTCTTATTTGGCAACTAGAGAGATGGAAGCGTCTACTTCTCCATCCATCAGTTGATCCATTTGTTTCAGTTTCTTGTCTAGTGAATTGCAGATGTCCTCTTCTAGATCAACGCCAGCGGCGTAGACTAGGTATTGGATTGATTTTGATTTACCACCTGCTCGGTGAACTCGACCCAAGACTTGCTTGAGATCGAAGACTGAATAGGTAGGCATGATGAGAGCAACGCGAGGATGATCACCATTCAAGTCATGGAGGTTAAGACCTTCACGGCAGGCTTGGATAATTCCTATGATTACTCTGGCTTTATCGTTCTGGAATGAATCGATATTGCCACGGCGAACGAGTTCGTTCTGACCACCTTGGATCGTGCATTTGGTCTTGAGTTCCTCCTGCATGAACTTTAGTGTCTCGACATAGTTGACTGCGATGAAGACAGAGTTGCCTTCCTCGATCAAGTCCTTGGCAAGAGAACAAACCGCTGGAGCCTTGAGAAGCTCGATAGCTTGTCTTGCTCTGGTTTGCTCTGCTAGGACATTGGCCGCGAAGTTTTCCTGCATACGCAGTTCCTCGATGCGAGTCAGTAGCTTGTCGTATTCGGTAGCGATTTCCTTGGCACTATCCATGTCGAATGCTCTGGCATGGATGAGCGTCTCTGGAAATGCATCACCGACATCAGATGGTTTGAGACGATTACCGCGATCAGGGAATATGTTCTTGTGAAGAGAACGAAGGACTTTCATTCCACCACGGAACTGCATTCCCCATTGGGTCTTTACGCACCCATTCCTGTGCAGGAAGGGATAGTAGTCACTACCTCTGTGTAAGCCAAGGAACTGGCCGATGGCCCACATTTTGGTAGGATCATCTGCTATCGTTGCCGATAATGCTAGGGAAGGGACATTCTGAACAACTGCATCCCTAACTAGGTATGCGTTCTGTGTTCCCATTCCTTTGCCGCGATGAACCTCGTCGAAGATGAGATCAACATCTGGAGGCAGAAGATATTTGAATTCCTTCTTCTTATCATCTGTCCAGCGACCAATGTTAGACTTACCAGTCTTGACCCATTCCCATCCACATACTTCATGCGTTTCTACGCCGAGGTATTTCGCCATCCTATGCCAGTCTGTGACGATTGGCTTTGGACAGATGACTGCGACCTTACGGCCACGCTCACGGGCGATAGCAAGAGCGATTGCCGTCTTGCCCATGCCTGTGCCATGACCGAGAAGAGCGCGGTTATACTTCATCATCGAGCGAAGACCAAGCTGAACAGATGTAGTCTGGTATTCAAACAGGTTATCTGGACAAAAAAGAGGAGGCATATCGTAAACGATAGGCTCATCATTTTGCTCTGAGATAGAGAAGTCATGGATAGGAGGGAAGGAAAGATCATCCTTCGACCACCATGAAAGTTCCCAATTACCACGGAATTCTGATACTTGAATCCCTAGCTTCCGAAGTTCGGATGAGAACACTTCCTTGTCTGACCTGTAGATTTCCCAGAACTCCTTAGTGGGAGACGCCTTCCGAAGAAGGCGCAACCCACGCTTGGTCTGGAGTCGCATTGGCTGACTGAAGTCAACTGTATCAAGTAATGCTTGAAGGTTCATTTTTTATGATTTCTTTTTAGGTTTGAATTTAAATTCCCACCAAATGGGGTTTTCTTTTTCTTCTGCGATTGTTTGGCAAACGATGACTGAATTGTAGTCTGGAAACGCATCGTAGCCTTCTGGAACTTCACCATCTGGAAGTCTCCAGTAAAGATCATCTCCAAGGCATTCAAGGATGCCATCGAATTGATCTATGACTTTTCCGCGCCGAGCAGTGCCTTTGTATTCTTTCAGAGTCCAAACTCCATGCGTGTCTTTGCTTGGAGTTTCCGTTGGTTTATTCCAGTAGAATGTAACTGACCATTTGACTGCATAACCTTGTGAGACTCGATCAATGACACGCACTTTGGATTTGAATTTGCGATTTCCGCAAACTCGTTCGATGCGCTCGGAAAGGTTTTTATACCATTCCGATTCGTCAAATTCCCCTTCTTTGGGTTCAATGGATTTACCAATTTCCCATTGTGCATTCTCACCAGCAATGAGTTTCCACGCCTTCTCTTCTTCTGGAAGAGGCAGGCTTATCGCTTCTCCATACTCACTCCATTTAGTCCGGCGTGATGTAGCGAATACTGTTGCGCCACAAATAGCCTCTTCAACATAGATTTGAATTGTTGTCTGTTTCATTTTGTCTTTTTGGTTGGTTGTGGTTTTGGATAAACCGAAGAACGAAACTTCGGAACATTGTTTTCGCAGTGGCGAATGATTCGGATGTATGCCTCTGGTGGAAGACAGGTTGGTTGGGTTCTTTCTGTTGCGCTCATAGTTTTATTTTACGAAGTCTACTCCGTAGGTTGTGTTGATGTAGTTGATGAGTTGCTGAAGGACAGACTCTTTCGAGCCTTTGAATCCGAATCGGCGTTTGACATGAGCATACACGGACTTGCCGCTTGAATGCTTCATGCCTGCAACTTCTAACTTTAATGCGCTTTTGAGTCGGAGAAGATTATACATCTCCAACCCTTCCTGTGTGTCTATTATTGTTGTCATATGTTTGTTTCGTTTGTTGTTTCGTTTGGTTTCCGATTATCGTCAACGATAACCAGACTGCCGCCCACCCTTTCGGATGAGCGGAGTGTCTGATCATTGATTCCTGCTGGATACGCGTGGTATTTTCCCAAGGATGTAAGCGATGGAATCTGTGATGGTGAGTTCGACGCTTAAGTCATCCTCATCATCAAATGAACCATCGGTCATACAGCACCAACCTTCGCGATCAAGACTCTTGAGTTGAGCTAGTATGCCTTGAATCTCTGGGCGATCTATTACTGGCTTGTTCATATCTTGTAGTATTGATCTAGGGCATGATCGTAGCAATCATAAGGATGATTGAACGGGCCCTGCGAGAATGACATCTTGTCGTAGTAATACCAGCCGGGATGCTCGACACCTGTGACTTGGAATGGATCACAATGCTGAAGAGCAAGGCGATACTCATCTGCTACACGCTCGGCGGACTTGCCCCAATAATTATTTTGGAACTCATACCAATGCCCATCTCTAACCATGAGGTCAGTATAGTTATTAACCTCCTCGCGGAATGCAGAATGATCATAATGCTCTAGCACATGACCAGCTGACATATAGGTGAAAGGGCCACCTAGATTGATGAAAGGATAAGACTCATCGAGCATATCCTTGGTAGCTTCCTCGGTGTCAATTGACTCAAACTCTTCATTGAGTTTGTCGATAATGTAATCATCTATTTTCATATGTGTTTCGTGTTTACTAATAGCACCATGCTATCAGACTACCGCCCACTATCGTTATACGATAATGAGCGGTGTGTCTGACTAATTGATACGGACTTGGATAGAGGTATTGGATAAATACTCCTCGACTCGTTCGGATACCATCTCGTCAATGTCTATGTTATCTAATGAATTATCTATTTTCTCAGAATAATCATAGTCATTAATCTCATTGGCTACGGATTCATGAACCAATTCGTGAAGCTCCATTGAGCCAAGATGCTCTTTTATCTTGCCATTGATGTTTAATTCATCGCAAAGTTTATTTACCTTATCAGCGATAGCCGAATTGATTAATGAGTGAGCGTTGAATATGGCATCTTTGATATGCTTCTCTATGACCATAGAGATTAACATTCCATCAGAGAATGTGACCTCTGCGAATGCTCCGTTGTCTTGTTTGATGTAGTATGTGTTCATTTTGTTTCGTGTTTGGTTTTCCACTTGCACCATGCAAGCAGACTGCTGGCTATCGTTTAACGATAACCAGAGTGTCTGCTACCACTTGAGTGCGAACATCAGCGCGACAAGGCCGAGGTTCACGATGAGAATCAATAGAAGCCACAAGAACTTGTCTTGAGCATCATTGGTTTCTTTGTCTGTGCGGTTTTCCCACTCATCGACCCACTTCTGTGAGGCGAGAGCGGATGGTTTGTAGCGTTTTACTTCTCTCATTTGACTACTTCTACAGCTTTCTTGAGTTGATAGCCGTGAGGATTGATCCACACGGATGGGAGGGATGAGCGGCGATTGTTGCCGTCACACAACCCACACTCGGAGCAGGAAAGCCCCTTGGCATCTGCTAGGCATTCAATATCGTTAACGAGAGGAGTCTCGCTAATAGTGAATGTGCGGAGGCCGAGGTTCTTGGCATACTCTACATTGGTAGGCTCACAGGAAGCCATGAAGTAGCGGCCATATGCCTTGGCAAGTGGTGCTGGCATTTGATGCCAATCATGGAAATATCCTGTGATACGCTTGGAGAGCCGGGCGATACTATCGATCATCTCGACTGGGAGATGGGATGGATTGCCGTATGCGCCGAAGCGGACAAATGGGACAGAGAAGAAGTCATGCCACTCGCGAGTTCCCATCTGAAGGTATTCATATGAACCCCGCTGATAGGCTCGCCAGATTGCACCAAGAGGATTCGCGTTCACATAGCATCCATTATTGGAGGCGAACGGGCATCCATTGCATTGGTTGTCGGCGTCATGCCCAGAGCGTCTGGACTCTACAGGATGCATTGTGGCATCAAGAATCCATATCTGGACAGAGCGACCAGTCTTGCGATTGGTCGAATTGCGAGTAGCAATTGCTACGATGTCTTGCGTTTCATGTATTATCATTTTCGTGTTTCCGACATGGTTGTATGTCAGACTGCCGCTCCCCGTTATCGTTAACGAGAAGCGGAGTGTCTAACTATTCTGCAAGTTTCATTTGAAGTTGTAACTCCATGAATTTTTCAGCAACACGGGAAATGTTATGCCCGTAAGCAAATTCATATTCTTTTCCAACATCTTCTGGAAATACTTGGAATACAGAATACTTCCAAGAGTTCCTTCCGATTACTTTGACTTGTTCAACTCTCAACTCTACATATCCATCTGTAGACCGAATTAACTCTTCGCCTTGGTATTCTACTATATCGAATCCCCAGCTTGAAGTTCTCACAGAAGAGTTTAGCCACCAGTCTCCAAACGCTTTTGAGTATGCGTCATAGAGTGCTTGGTATGCCTCATCAATGATTTGTGTGCGTGTTTTCATTTTAAGATGCTTTCTTTCTTTGTTCCCCAAAAGGGTTCTTTGCGACCAGCATGGTCTTCATTGCCTATTGCCCCTCTGCAAAGAGTTTGAAATCCTGCCCACAACCCACCTCTACGGCAGGCGTGCATGATTGCAGTCCTCTTTGCGTCATCTTTCACCTTGAATGAAATTCTCTCATCATTTGGAAGTTGAATGTTCAGCCATACTTGGTTTCTATACGCTTCTGCATCCTCGCAGATTTTCTTTAGTTCTGATATGTTCATTTGTTTCGTGTTTTACTGACTGGTTGTAGTCAGCCTGCTGCCCTGCTATCGTTAAACGATACCAGAGCAGAGTGGCTAATTACTCAATTTGAAGGATGCCCATCATCAATAGCTCTTCCAAGCCATAGACTGTGCGTTTCTCACAGCAATCACATTCATACTTGCGAGCGTCTGGTTCCACACCATCGACGAGTTCGCCGCAGGTGAGACACCATCCCTCATTAGACAAGCCGAATGTCATATCCTGATATTCATCAGCCGTGAAGACTGGACAAATATAGGTGTTACCCTTCTCTGTTGTGATTTCCTTGGTGGTCATGCTTGATACCTCCGTGGAGCAAGATGTTCCGCGCAAGCATAATAACCTTTTGTATATGCTGTGAGGCAGGCATCTAAAACAGATGCAGGCACATGGCCGTAGGTCATCACATGGCGACCTTCATGCATCACGCTGTAACCTTTACCATTGCCAAATGACTGGCAGGAAAGCTCATGGCGAATGCCTGTGATATTGCATAGGTATTCTAACCTATCCTTCAGTAGTTTTTTAGTGATCATATTGTTCGTGGTTGTGACTCTGCGTTTGCGTTATGCTTTACGGGCTTGTCACCGCATCAAGTTATCGTTAACGAGAACTTGCGCCGCATTACCCCCACCGCCAAAAGAGAAAGGCGGCAGGGGCCACGAAAAACCGAAACTGAAAACATTTAAAATGTAAAAGAAACAATGGTCAGATGGAACTACTCCATCGACTATATATATAATACCACATATATATTTCCTGTCAACATTTATTTGTGGATTTATGAAGAAAGTTTGACATGAAAATGTGGACAGATTATCGTCCACGATATGGATAGAAACCCAGAAAACATTGGCCGACCAAAGAAGTGGAATTGGGAGGAGATCAAATCACACTACATGGCCGGGCTTGATGTTGCAGACATAACAAAACTCCCACAATACAAAGGGCTGTCTCCGTTTTACTTTAGGAATGTGATGGTTAGAGAGAAATGGGCAAAGCAGCGCGACCTAATCAGAACGCAGGCATCAGCGAAAATAGAGAAAAAGCTAATCCACAAGATGGGAGAGGAAAGCGAACAGCATCTATGGTTTATGCTGAAGCAGCTAGAAGAGGAGAGGAAAGTGATTGATGAGAGAAAGAAACTAAAAGGCACAAAAGAACAAAAGGAACGCTTGGAACTACTCACAGAGCTAGACAAGACTGCGAGGAGGACGCTGGGACTGGATCAGCAAGAAGTTCAGAACCAACGGGCAATGAGCGTGAATGCGATGATCTCTCTCCACATAACGCCGCCAGAGAAGGATGAGATAGGTTTTGTTACGGCCAAACATATCAATCAAGAATTGGAAGGGGAAACGCGACCCATAAATTCTATCGTTAACGAGAACGAAGAAGAGCAGGATGAGGATGAGCTAGTCGAAACCTAAAAGGTAAAATCGCCAGGAAATTTTGGCACAAAAAAAGGGAGCATCCCGAAGGACACTCCCATTTTTCTTGTTCACTTCATCTTCTGCAATGCATAGCCAGCCAGCTTCAGCTTCGCGAAAATCTGCAAAGCGATCTTCACTCTGTCGTCGTGATCGATCATGAGTGAAACGCGCTCGGCCAGTCTGATGAATTGCGTTTCAATCACAAGCGCGCTATCTTCTATCTTCTCGGCGGGTTCTTCCTTTGGCGCAGGTTCCTTTTCACCTTTAGAGGTTCCTAGGACAGCCTCACGAACCTTGCGTGGGGCTTTACCCTCATTGAGTAAAGCAACGGCTTTACTTGTCTGCGTCTTATCATCACCCAATAGGATTTTTCTAACTTCGCGCAGGCCATACAAATCCTTCACATTGGCCAGAGCCAAGCCAGTTGATTCCAAAGCCGGCAAAGCTTTGCCGATAGACAGAATATCCTTCGACATTCCGCCCCAAGCCACTGACAACCCGTCAGCATAAAGCTTGGCCTTTTCTTCAGTGCAGGTCTTATAGATTGCACCAGTAAACAAGCAAGCTTGGCGCAAAGCAGATTGGCCAGCTGTGAGTTTTTCAACCGCATAATTAACCAGATCAGCCGTTGGTATATCATTCAGTTTCTTGTCTGCATGAATATACCCGCTTCGAGTCTGCGTTAGCATTGAATCGATCGATCCAACCTCACGCACAATTTCAACCTTAGTGGCTTTAACGGCTACAGCATTTTTCTCTTTTGTTTTCATGTTTCGAGTTTCCATTGTCCAGACTTATCGTTGAACGCTAATTCAACGAATGCGGATTTTCGTGTTATGTTTCCACAGGATTAATTCCAGCCCGAAAAACGGAATGCGAAACATGAAGCGAACAAATCAGACTCTCAAATATCAAATGTCACAGGCGAGAACCTTTCTCGGTGACGAATTAATACTACCAGAAATCCCTTTCGCGTCAACTATTTCGCAAATTATTTCCTGATTTTTTTTAGCGTGAACGATAAAAGAAAAGCGCGTGAGCGTGAGCGTGAGCTGTAGTCAAGCAAGGAATCTCTTTCTTGCGTGAGACTGATGGCGGTGGCGGTGACCCCTATGCAGCCTCTGTAGGATTGGCTGATCGTTGAGCGAAGCACTCAGACAACGAGAGAAACTACCTTTTTGTGTTTATATTTTTGTATGCTGCCTAGTCTAGGTTCCTGTCTGATATTGGTGCTTTGGCTTCTGTGAAGGTTAGGTAGACTCGGTATTGTTTCTGGCTTCTGTCTATGTGGCCTAGGTAGTGGATTCTATCTAGGGATTCCTTGTCTGATTTGGATGCCTTGATGACTTCCTCGATTAGGTCGGCGATTCGGGATTTATGGTTCTGGTTCATTCGTATTGGACTAGTTCTATGCCTAGTTTCTTAGCTGTGAGTAGGGAGGAGGAATCATGGAGGTAGATGTCTTTGTAGAGGACTCTCTTTATTTGGTAGGCGGCTATTGTTTTTAGGCAGTCATTGCAGGGGAGGAGGGTGGAGTAGAGTGTCTTTCCTTCCCCCGGTTTAAGGTATCTGAGGGCGTTTTGTTCTGCGTGGACTACAAGTAATCTTCTTTCGTCTCTGTTCTCCCAGTCTTCTTTTACTCCTTGGGGGAAGCCGTTGTATCCTATACCTCCTATTGTGTTATCCTCTCTTAGGATGGCGGCGCCGACTTTTTGCCATGGGTCTTTGCTTTTGAGGGCGGCGACTTGGGCTAGGCTTATTCCGTATTCGTCCCAGTTCATGTTAGTTTTTTAATTTCCTCGTCCGATAATTCCCACCATTTTGATTCAAGGTATATATCAATATTACTGAATCTTTGTTTTATTACTTTTGCTGGATTCCCTACTGCTATAGAGCATGGAGGTATTTTGCCAGCTACTACTGCTTTTGCTCCTATTACCGCCCCGTCTCCAATTTCAGCCCCGTCTAGTATTGTGGCTCCATACCCTATCCATACATCGTTACCTATCTTTATTCCTCCTTTTGAGTATTCATGCCAAGGTAGTTCCTTGTCCGTGAAGAGAAGGTTCATTGGATATGTTGTCCAGTTCTCATAGAAGTGATTTCCTCCTATTATGAATGTGACTCCTTTTGCTATTGAGCAGAATGATCCTACTTCTATTTTTGAATTTTCGGCTGACTTGTATGCTATAATTTCTGGTCGGCCATAGGTATGTCGCCCGACTATTGTTTTTACTGGATAATCTGAGGATGGGAATATAGCTTCTTTTAGCTTATCGTTCATTGGTTATCGTTAACGATAAATTGCGTTTCTTGCTTTGTTCCTTGCCCAGTTTCCTATGTTGTCGAAGCCGCTTGCTTCGGCGATTTCTCGCAATACATCCCGCGCCTCGTCTCGCTCTAAATTTCTATTCTTGGCAATCTCATTAGAATAAAGACCTTGTAAGGTTTCAAATGCTTTTCTGTTAGAGTCTCGTTCTACGATAAGTTGTTCAATGGTTTTATCTTTATCTTGTGCTACAATTTTTATTATCTCCCTCGCCTCGTCGCGCTCGCGTTCAAGTTTTTCGCATTTCACAGTTAGCGTGGCCGCAAGCCGAGTTGGTGGGTGATCGGCTGTCGCTGCGTTTCTGACAATCGCATCCGTCTCTGGCGTGTCGCTCATTGGTTCGGGCCGTAGTGGTATATGATTATTGTTATAGCGTAGAAGATGATCGCCATGATCAGAACATCAAAAAATATATCTCTCATGTTTCTTTTCTGTGGGTTGGCCGCAGGTTGGGCATAGGTAGGGCTTTTCTGGACTGTTTGCCGTGTAGATGTTGTATATCGTCCCAATCACTATCATCGAGATCAGCATAAACATGACTGGCATCTCCGTCTTCGGGAAGAATTCCTTTAACCTTTCCGATAATATTTGAAGCTGTGTTTTCAAGGGTTTTTAAGGTATCTGATAAATTGGCCTGTAGTGTCAATTCATCGTAGTGTTTCTGGCTTATTTCTACTGTTGACCAGTTGTGGAAGCACTTTAGGCAATGCCTTCTCCTCCATACTGACCCACCATGTTTTCCGTTCTTTCTTGAGTTGTATATTCCTGTTTTTGTTGAGTTGCATTTTGGACACATTATTTAGATTTAAACCAGTTAGGGAAATGCCCGAAGTCTCTTACTTCTGTGACATTCTTATTTGATTGGCAGACATCACACTTTCCGTAATGCCAGCATGATATTTCTTTTTGTTTCTTTCCGTGCTTCTTACCGCACTCTTGGCAAGACCACTTTGGATATTCTACATTTGGCTTCTTAACCATGCGTTCCTTTGTTTGGCTTGGAGCATTAGATTCTCATGGATCAGTTGATCTAGTGTCTTCTCACGCTCTGGTGGTGTATAGGAGGCTTGGTAGTTATTGACCTCTGGGACTGGCGCGATGAGGTCTACATCGTTGATATAGGGTTCTGGCGCGGGTTGGGTGACTGGCTGAGGCTCATTTGTCCCTATGTATGTATTCTGCTCCTGATGCTTCCCGTCTCGCAGATACATCTCCTTGAGGTGCGGCTCGCCACCTTTTGGGTAGGTCAGAGTTCTAGTCTCTGTGTAGGTTTCTTTGCTTATTGTGGAGCAGGCTTGGAGTCCTGCAATTAGTAGTAGTGTTATTAGTTTTTTCATGGTTGTTTCACCTATTGCTATAGGTTCCATCAACAATACTACATATTGTCATAATGTCAAGAGAATATTATGGATAATATTTCTCTAGGGCATATAGACCATTACCTTCGGCATACCACCCTTTTCCTTGGTATACATCTAGGACATCCTCGAAATATTTCTCATACATTGGAGCTACTTTCTCTAGGCTGAAGTTCTCTCCAAACATTCTGCAATCGTATGGCTTGATCTGGTCGATGTTATTGATGGCATCTACGAAGTCTCCCATAGTCCTGCATCTATAACCTGTCTTTCCGTGGATATTATTCTCCGCGAAACTACCCCAGTCTGTCGTTATAGTTGGAGTTCCAGATAGAAGATTCTCGATTTGAACCCCACCGAATGGCTCGACATACATAGAAGCAAGGAAGCTGGCTTTAGCTTTAGACATGAGCTTCTTTCTCGTAGGAACATCGGCGTATCCGACATACTCAACATGGTCTGGTAGCTTGTAACCATCCTCTTTTTGGCCTGCTATCACTAGCTTTTTGCCTGCTATTTGGGTGGCTTGGATAGCAACATCTACACCTTTTCCGCTGTATACACGGCCCAGATACAAGAAGTAATCTTCTTTCTGGTCGCAGTAGTCAAAGTCATCTACATCGAAATAGTTTGGGATTACTACCTCATACCAATCTTGATTGCATTGGCCTACATTCTTGAGTCCGCAGTAGGCATGGTAGATTGCATAGGATTCAAAGATTTTGAACCTAGCCCAATGTCCACCAGCATAACCTATCCCCGGCTCAACACAAATTAGATCGGGATGCGCGTCACAGATTGGTCTGACTCCGCTTCCCCAGAATGGCAGGATGAAATCATTCTTGAGCTTCCTCTTCCCTACTTCCTTGATGGCATTCTTGAAGAAGGTTTGGTAGGCATGGTCGCCAGTATTGAACTTGAAGAATTTGCTTCTCCAGTCATGCGTTCCGTAGCTCTTTTCAAAGTCTTCGTTGGTTAAGACTGTGATATGTTCTGTGCATTGTAGATCGGAATCTTCGTGTCCGTAGTGCAAGACCTCATGGCCGCGCTCGGTCATCATCTTTCCAAATTTGACTACCTTCTGGGTATAGGCGCAGGCGTTATATGTTTTGCTTGAAACTGTGTGCGGCAAGCCGAGTATGTGGAATCTCATTCGCAGGAATATATGGTTTCGCTTAGTTTGAGTTCTGGGAGATTATCGTTAACGATAAAACTAGAATCTATGAATGTGATTCTATTCGTAGGCTGGATGGTTAGCCTGCCATTGTCTAGCTTGATAAAGTAAAACTCTTTATCTTGGTCTGGTGAGTCTGACCACCCATCATCTACATGGGTGACATGGAATAGGTATTCTCCTGTGTGGTATTCGTTCCTTACTTTAGCTTGCATCCGCAGACCTCGCAGGATTGGGCTTTGGACGATGGTGAAGTGGTAGGAGTAGCAGTCCCAAAGTTGAGCTTGCTGAATAGTCCACCCAAAGTTCTCAGTATTAAATCCGATACTATGAGGAGGGAGATTACGATATAAAGCACCACCATCCCGAAGAATGATATTGATTCCCCACGCTCTGCCGGGGATGCTTGTGACTCCGACCCACATTGCTTCAACAAATCCACACGGAGTTTTGTGTGTGAAGTAGGAATCCACCAAGACATATCTGTGCGTAGGTAAAGGCGCGATCTTGGAGAAGATCATTTCATCGACTTACTTCCTTTGCAACGCCACTTGCGGCGTGAAAGGTTGTTTGGAGAATTGGGATCAGACTTCCAATCTCCTTTGATCTTAGCAGAACGGGCGCAGTAGGCATCGCCCTTGGCCGTGCCGGGGCGAATACGATCTCCTCCGTCTTTAGCTTTACCAGCCTGCCCATACTTGACTGTCTTAGTCCTACCAGTCTTTGGGTTCTTGACTACCTTTGCGAATCGCTTTTCCATTACTTCTTCTTAGACATTCCAGCTTGAGATAGAGCGATAGCTACAGCCTGTTTGCGGCTTTTAGCCATAGGAGCCTTTTTTGGGCCTTTAGGGTTGATGCCAGCTTTGAGTTTACCAGCCTTGTATTCTTTCATGACCTTAGCGACTTTGGCCGCTTTTCCTGCTTTAGTGGTTGGTTTTTTCATAGTTTAATACCTTCGATGCCGTCTCTGAGGATTGCGAAGAATGTATCGGACGACATCGTTACCTTCCACGCTTTGTTGTTTTTCTTGTGGGCTACGATCCAACGCTTCCCACGCGAATCTCTTTCTGCTTGTTCGCAGGCTTTGTCAAGGTTAAGGCTCTGGACAAACTTAACTTCTTGATGAAGTTCTTTTAGTTCTTCACAGACAACATCTGGCGAGTCTGGAGAGCCAGAGAATTGTTGTCCTCGACGGGCGGTAAATCCTTGGGCGCGAAGTTCATCTCGCCACAGGCGTTCACCTCTTGCTCCTTTAGCTCTGGAGTTCATTGAATGCATTTCCTATACCTCAGATTATGGGATGTCAATAAAAATATTTAGAACACCTCAATAAACCTACTGACATCACCCTTCATCTCTACAGGGATGGTGTAGTTTCTAGCTCCACGGCGGTTCTTTTTGACGATAATCCTGCTCTTTTCGTTCTTATGCTCAATCTGGACTACCTGATCTGAGTGCATTCCAATGGCTCTTGACTCCCTTAAACGCCCCTCATCATTGACTTGGGAGGCCGTAAATAGCACCGATTTATGCTTTGCAGCAAGGGTTTTTAGCCTTCTAGCAGCCTCAGAGATAGCAGTTTCTCTGTTATCTGAGTCATTCATATTCAGAATCTGGATGTAGTCTACCGCAATTACATCCGCACGATTCTCGCTAGCTGCTCTTGCGATCTCAGACTCGATGGAATCCATGTCATGCATGAAGTCGATCACCTCGATTGGCAGGGAATAGAGTTTAGTGAGTGCTTCTGTAATTGCCGGCAATTCTCTTCCATAGTTTACCTTGTAGTCCTCCATCTCTCTGACTGGAACGCCTGCAATATTGGCGGCGAGTCGGCGGTAAATATCTTCACCAGACATCTCTAGTGAAAAGAATAGACAAGATTTACCTTCTAGCAGATTCGCTACTACAGCTTGGACTAGGAGGATCGATTTACCACCACCAGTCTCAGCGGCGATGGTCATCATCTCACCTTTGTGCATTCCTCCACCCATATTGCGGTCTAGCATGATGAGGCCAGTAGAGTAGCAATCCTTCTTCGCCTTACCTTCCATCTCGTCGATGATCTGGTTGAGCATCTCCTTCTTTGTCCGTTTGGGTTTGGAGTCATCATACTGGATTGCGTTTATCGTTAACGAGAACTCTTCTAGGTTTCCTCGGCCTTGGCGGATGTCCTGCTCGTTGGCTTCCCAGTAGGAGATCATATCGCGGTAGGCTTTAGCTTTCCGTAATTCATATCGGTAATCGGCGGCGATGTCTTGGCAGACCTTCCCTGCAACCATTCTGATACAGGAGAGAATGTCGTAGATTGCAGTATCTCCACCAGCCAGTTCTTTTAGACCAGCATTCTCTAGCTCTGCAATGACCATAAACTCGTCGGCCCTACCCGCTCGGCTGTGGACAGCCTTTATGGCATCAAAAATGATTTTATGGGCTTCTAGGACGAAATACGAGCTATCCCAGTTCTGCTTGGTCAGGATGTCTGGGTCTTGCATCATCAGCGACAAGGCGGCTTGCTCGGACGATGATCGAACAGGAACATCTTTCATTGTGGTTACGACTTTGAAGTTATAGGTTGGTTTCTTTGCGGGTTTCATGTGTTTCAGATTAGGGTTGGTTTCCAGCTTTCTTCGGGATTAATCGTGGGCTTAGTTCGGTTGATCCATGAAGAAAAGAATGGTTGGGTAAACTGGCGTGGTGGGTGGGCGAGTAGCCAGTTCTTCGCTGCGATGACTTGGGCATCGACATCTTTGGTGGGATTTAGTTTCTTGAGTTCAGCGATGAAGGAATCATCGACGAGTTTGGGTTTCCGTTTCTTCGGAACTGAACTTGTAGCGTCAGCTTCCTTTTTGGTTTGGTATCGAATTGCTGGTTTCTCTTTATTATTCTCTGGTATCTCATCTATTAGTCTCTGGTTAATGGGGTCGGTTTTCCAACCCTGTTGGTTTTCAGCAGGGTTGCTTTTCCGTAGGGTTGCTCCAGAGATATGACGAACCCGAATATACCATTTCCCCATTCGTTTGTTTTCGTGATTGTATCGTGGATCGTCCTCGATGAGTTCCAAGTCGATCAATGTCTGCTTGGCTTTGTGAAACCTATCCCTACCGATATTCAGTTTAGTCATGCAATAGTCGGAGACGGCATAGACTGAATTGTTACCCTGCCACTTTGAGACATAGCAGTAAAACGAGTAGAGAGCTAAAGCATCACATGGATTATCAGACTCCAGAATCTTATCTACTGTCGGCTTCGTTAAACCAACCAGATAGTTCTCTGGCGTTCCTTCGCATAGAGTCTCCACATGGGAATACTCATCGATATTGTATGTCATAAAAAAAGGCGACCCCTAGCGGCGGCGAAAAAAGCGGCAACAGACGCGTAGGAATTAACCGCCGCAAAGGGGCCATATATTTTGTTGTTAATTTAATTTTCTCTTACTCGGTTCCTACGCCGAGGTGTGATCTCTCACACATTGACCACCATATCAGATTGTCTAAGTTTGTCAAGAGTTATCGTTACCGATAATCCAAATCAATTTCTTCACGCTCGCACTTCACCCACTCCTCGATTTGGTCTACGAGGTTTGTCCAAGCCAGATCAGACATATGATCATCGGAGCAATCTACAGCGTGGAGTTTGTGATGGAGTTCTAGGTCTTCGTCTTTGATCAATGCGAGTTCAGACCAGAGGATGCGTTTGCCAGAGTAGGTCGCGGCTAGCGCGGTAGAGTTTGGCCTTACTCCCATGATCATATAGCCTCCATCGCCATTGAAGACTTCGTGAGTCGAAAAGATTCCTTGGCCCATCGCTTCGGCGAGAGACATATTTGTTATCAGAACGGACTTTCTGGCAAACTCAA